CTTTTCGACCTTTTCTCCAGCCTGTGGGTGTCCCTCAGGAATGGAGAAAGTGAACTTTGCTACTTTGGTCTGTCCCATGATGATTGTCCTCTTTTGGTGACAATCTCATTCGCCTCGTATCCAGTTATCAAAGAGCGTCAGTCTACTCTATACTATAGCAAGGGGAGTGCCATGTCCTAGGCTCGGGATTCGCTGATTTCCTAATGTTTTCGCGTGGATATTCTCAACAGTTTAATGGAAGCCCCAAAGAGTGTAGCCCCGAATGTCCCGGAATGAGACACGACGGCCTAACTTGAATCCTATCAATGGGTTAGGTGGCTACATAAATTGATGCCATATTCTGACAATAGCTACAAATTTTGTGGGTTAATAATATGAGCGCGAAGGACTCACATGCAACACCCATACCGGAATACCGCTCAGAGTTTGAACACAGAGTTGGCATGGAATTTGCCGCTATCACAATCATCTGACTCTATATAATATTAATTCAATACCCTCATTTTTTAGAAGAAAAAATAAGAAAATACATCGAGTTAATATTATAAATTATGAATGATTTGACTTTCAGTTTCACCTATGGTATGCTGATGATGCAGGAGAAGCTCTGAAAATCGGGTTATATTATTTTTTGGGAGAGAGAAAAATGCCTACTATGTCAGCAACCGTTACTGCTAAAACCGGACCTGCGAAGCAGCAGACTGCTGTAGTATTGGATGGTATTACATCACTTGTTATTGATGTGAAGCGTCAGGTCGTTCAGATTTATCAGGGTAATGAATTGACTGGTCCTGCGAAAGAATATGATTTGACAGGTGTTACGACTATTACTGATACGATTGCTACTACAAATCATACTGTCGTCATCTCTTAATGGTATGGGCGGAGTGAATCATTGGGAGATATGAATTATGCCAATGGGCATTGTATCTGATAGAGACTTTGATAAGGCTCTGGATGATGTAACACCATGTCCTCCAATTCCTGCTGGTAATGGTGTCTCTATTATTCCAATTAATAAGGGGCGAGGCGAAGGTAATATTGAAGTCCCAGAATCATTAAGAAAAGTAATAGGCGAAGAATCTGCTATCCAAGGTCGCGCGAGTGCGTTAGAAATAGCAGGTAATTTCGGAATTAGTCCTTCCTCAGTTTCAGCCTACAATCAAGGCGCACATTCTACCGCATCATACGATGCACGTCCTGATATTCAACATATTAATGGAGCTAAAGCTAGAATAGCTAAGAAAGCTCGTAATAGACTTGTTATAGCACTCAATTCTCTTACACAAGAGAAAATTGAGTCCGCGAAGGTTAAGGATATTGCAGGTGTAGCTAAAGATATGGCTGCCGTAATTAGAACTATGGAGCCAGAACAACCTAAAATGAATGACCATAATGGTCCAACATTTATCTTTTACTCACCTCAAATGCGGAGTGAAAAAGTATTTGATGTTGTTCATGTGAAAGAATAATGGAAACTCTACAAGTTCTGCACATCGTAGTTGAAGTAGGCATACTAGTAGCCGTAGTGAAAGCGACAAGAGCTATATCTCAAATGGAATTTCGCGTAGAACTAATGTGGAAGGAGTTTATTAAGAAATTCGGTGATAGCGAGGGGGAGGAAAGTAATGATTAAAGGAATTCGAGTTCTGATTCCTAAGAATATTAAAACCCTCGTATACAAAGCTACTAAGAATTGTAAAATTTGCTGTCGTTCTTGTTCAAGTGGAGTCTATATTGGAGATACGACAGTATCTCTCGTTAATGGATATAGATTGATTAGTCAGGAATGTTCTGATTTCGAGATGTCGAAAGACGATGGACTATATGCAATAGCTGATTGTCCTTGTAGTATATCTTTGTTCATTTCTTCATAAGGAAAAACCATGACTGTCCTATCTCCGGGTGGACCGTATACTCTAACTCAGAATGTTATTTACGCGCTACCCGCGAGACGCTGCCTCCTTATGGTAGATACAGCGGGAGCTGCATTGGAACAGTCCAATACTGATGTAATGACCGCAGATGTGAATATCACATTGGTTGATGGTCAGAAAGAAGTAGCAGGAGGGTTTATTCGTAGCACGGCTGCAAATTGTATCGTTACTCTCAGGCCATTCTAATGGGTCCAATTGATAAATATCGCTTGTATAAAGTCTACAAACTGATTAGGGATGGATTCAAAGACCCATCACTATTCACGCAATACTGGCATTGGCGTAAAATATTTGAAACACTGTTGTCAATCAAGGAGGTTAGAGATATGTTGAAGGGTTATAAGACTTACATCGTAGCTGCACTAACTGCTATTGTTACGTTGCTTCATTCATTGGGTTATATTGACGAGGCAACATATAAGGCTCTTATGGCACTTCTTGGTACTGGTGCAGTTACAACTGTAGCCGCAAAAATTAATCGAATTCAACATGATATGGACCGTAGAGTAGGTAAGTAATAATGGCTTTTGATAAGGGTTTTTGGAAGCCAAATAAGAAGCAGGAGGCTTTTCTTGCACTCCCTACTTCAATATTTGAAGGATTCTATGGGGGAGGTAACGCCTCTGGAAAGTCGGATGTGCTGCTTGTATATGGACTTATCCACAGGTGGCATGAGAATCCAAATTTTAAGCAAGTATTTATGCGACGAACTTTTCCCGAGTTGCGGAATGAGATTGTTCCTCGTTCCCGCGAAATATATCCTAAGTTCGGAGCATCATTTAATAAAACTGATATGGTCTGGACATTTCCAAGACCTGACCAGTATGGTGGAACCGGAGGGACTAACGAAGGAGCAATGATTTTTCTAGGTCATTGTGAGGAAGAAAGTGATGTCCACAAATACGACTCAATGGAAATCAATCTCTTTACCCCCGACGAACTTACGTCTTTTACAGAATACATTTATCTATACATTGGCTTCACTCGTGTTAGGACTAAAGTCCCTGAACTACCTGCTATTATACGTTGCGCTGGTATGCCTGGCGGAATTGGGCATACTTTCGTTAAAAGGCGTTTTGTAACTCCTTTTCCTGACGGTGGTAAGATAATCGTTGGCAAGGGCAATGTTAAACGATTTTACGTTCATTCTACAGTTAGTGATAACCCTCACGCTGACCCTGAATATTCTGCTCGTTTGGATGGTATTCCATCTGAAGCAGAGAGAAAAGCGCGCAAATTTGGTGATTGGGACGCTTATCAAGGTCAAGTCTTTGACGAATTTAGAGATAGACACTATCCTGATGAACCTGAAAATGCCATCCATGTAATACCACCATTTGAAATCCCCCATTGGTGGCCTAGGATGGTAATTGGTGATTGGGGATTCGCTGCGATGACATATATTGGATTCTATGCAATATCGCCATCTAAGCGATTATATCTATATCGTGAACTAAATTGGTTAAAAACTAAGATTGAAGATTGGGCACCTATTGTTAAAGATTATATTAATCGAGATAATCCTAAGATAATCAAGTTCTGTAGGTCGGCAGGTCAGGATAGAGGACAAGAACATACAATCCAACAGCAGATTGAGACTGCTATAGGGAGGCCGATAGAACTCAGCAACAATACACCTGGAAGTAGAATTGCTGGAAAGATGTTACTTCATGAGTATATGAGATGGAGGCCGAAGCCAGTTGTTCCTCAATCAGATTTGCCGGCCTACAGTGAAGAATACGCGATGTGGATACTTAGAAATAAGGGAATGGATGATTATAAAGCATACTTAAAAATATTCGACCCACCAGAGGAGGAAACGAATATTCCTAAGTTGCAAATATTTAGATGCGAGGAAAGTGGGGACCATGAAGGTCATCCTAATTGTTGTCCACTAATGATTGATAGTATTCGGGCTTGTTCATATGATAAGCCTAAATCTAATAAACCTGCTGAAGATGTTGCTACTTTTGAAGGTGATGACCCATATGATGATTTGCGTTATGCTGTTGACTCAGCAGAACGTTATTTTACAGATGCGTCTAAGGAATTTGAGAAAATACAGAAACAAGAAATACTAACTGAAGTTCTTATGGGTAATAGGGATTGGACAGCTTATTATCGTAATATGAGAGCAGTTGAATCTACCTCTAAAATACGAGTAGTGAGTAGATTTCATCATGGACATAGGTAAAATAGTTGTTTGGGTAATTATTTTAGCCTTTTTGATAATTGTATGGACTGGTATCGTTTGGAGCATAGTGAGTGGGGTATTATGAAACGAATTCTAATCGCCATCGCAATCTTATTGGTGTCATCTGTTGTATATGCTCAACCTCCTGCAACTGGAGGTAATAAGTTAGGGTGGGACCAGGCTGCATCCTCACTTGCAGAGGCACAGGGATATACATACAAGTATTACCCTGATTCCGCTACTACTGGAACCACCCTCATTTCTATAACTTGTGTAGGAGCAACTTCACCTTATCAGTGTGAAGTAGCTTTTCCTGCTTTCACTCCTGGTAATCATACTGTTACTCTTACCGCTAGTAATCTCGCGGGGGAAAGTGTGAAATCAGCCCCTTTAAATTTCACATTTATCGTAACCCCAGGCGCACCAACAAATCTTAAAATCAAATGAAAAAAGTAATTTTTGTAGTTATATTCGCATTGTTCACTGTGGCTTGTGAACTCGTTCCAACACCAGAATGGATTTTCTGGCATAGGTGAAGTATGAGTAACTGGTTTCATAAGTTCTTCAATCCTCATTGTCCTCATTGTCTTGATGAAGTTAAAGAGTCCAAGGTATGTCTATCCTGTGAAACTCTTAAGCAACAGCTTGAAAGAGCTAATTATGAGAATCAGAGATTACTCGATAAACTAGTATTCACTGAACCGAAAGTTGAAGTTCCACAGAAACCAGTAGATATTTCTGCCCCCAAAAATATTCCTTGGAATGTGCGTCGTCAGATGTTAGAAATAGAAGATAGGGAAAAAGCAAAACTAATAAGAGAAGCTCCTAAACCTATTTCTACAGAAGATTTGGAAAAGGAGTTAGACGTTGCCCAAGAAGCGAGGGGTGGAAACTAGTCCATCCGAAGAAAAATTAAAAGCAGAGTTTGCGAGGCATTTAGCTTCGGCACAAATTAATATGCCCCGTGAAACAAGTATGGCGAATATGCAGCCAATGGGAGAAATGAATAGATTTCTTCTTGGTAATCCATATGCGATGACTTATCCTAATAATGATATTGATATTAATCTTTCAAAAGTCGATGCAAATAATCCGATGCGTGATACTATGGTTCATGAACTTACTCATGTGGGACAGAAACCGCGTGGGTTTGTTGAATTCATAAAAGATAGATTTAATCCACCTCATCAGAGAAGAATTGAACGAGAAGCGCAAAATGCAGAGGCTATGTATCCTTGGAGAGAAAAAGGTAGGGATACTTGGTTGCCTCCTGAGAAGAAAAGGAAATAACCATGCCTCTCTCGAAATATTATGGTGGTCATGGCTCTAAAGTCATGAAAAATATGAAAGGTGAATATGGCGAGGAAAAAGGCGAACGTGTCTTTTATGCTACTTCCAATAAGCGTAAGAAACATGAGAAATCTGAATCCAAGAAACATGAGAAACTAGAAGCTGGCCCTTCTAATAAAGTTCGTATGAAACACGGAGTATAACAATGGCTGGAATGAATGTAGGCGCAAGTAATTGGGGTAATTTTAGGGGTATGCCAGAAGTTTCTCGCCCTATCCCACAACCTCCACAGAATCAGCCAGGTATTGATACTGGTCCTTCTCAACAGCCTTGGAAACCTCCCCCTCCACCTATTGCTATGGGTGGTGGAATGAATGTGGGTAGAGGAACTAATATGGGTATTCTCCCATCACCTATGGACCCATTCCGCACTTATGGAAGTGTTAATAATGGAGTAATGACTCCTCCTCAGAATCCATTTGGACAGAATCAGCCTATTAGATTTACTCCTGGTGGAGAATATGGTCAGGGGCCAAGTCCCGGTCCTATTAATGTTGGTCCTTCTCCTAATATTCCTTCTCCACATCCTCCTGGTCCAACAGGTCCAAGTCCATATATGTCTGGTGGAGGATTTACTGGTGGTCAGATGCCACAGGATATTCAGAGTGGAAGTTCGGGTGCTTCTGCTCCTAAACCTACAGGAATTTGGAATCCTCCTCCTAATCTCCAACTAGGATATCAAGCTCCTAATAATGAACCATCACCATTTCCTAATATGCCTCAAGGTATGAGAAACATCGGTGGTAGTTTGAGAAATACTTATGGTGGCGGTGGTGGTAGGAATCGCCTTTTCTACTAATGGTTTCAAATGGCTTATAAAGATTACGATGATGAGACTCAGCGACTCTTAAAAGAAGTGGTTTGCCACTTCGATGCAGAGGACCGCCAAATTCGTGAACGTCAGATTAGAACTTGGCGAAGACTTAAATTATTCTGGGAAGGATTTCAGAAAGCATGGTATAGTGAAGTTGCACATGATTGGCGTATTTGGGATGAAGTTCAAACAGATGATACGCAACAGTCGTATTATGATAAGCCAATTAATGTCTTTCGTGCGTATCTTGAATCTATTATTGCAGCGTTGTCGGTTGTGGTTCCACCAATTAAGTGTTATCCTGATGATGCTGATAATACTTTGGATTTGGCGACGGCGAAGGCCGGTGATAAAATTGCTCAACTAATCTACCGACATAATAATGTCACCCTAATGTGGGTTCATGCTCTCTTTATTTATTGTACAGAAGGAATGGTAGCTGGATATAATTATCCAGAATCTAGTGAACATTTTGGGATGTATTCTGAGGAAGAAAAAGAAGAAACAGAAGAACAGCATGAAATCGTATCCTGTCCTAGTTGTGGATACGAGATGGAAAATAGAGAAGTTAATCATGAACTTGGTGAGCTACATGAAGATAAACAAGAACAGCAACTAGAAGATGAATTTACTTCGATTCTTCAGGAAACTCCTGAAAACTATGAAGTTGAAATGTGTCCTGCTTGTAATTCAATAGTTAAACCCGAGGTTAAAACTGAAAGCTTTATTGTTACTCGAATCGTTGGGGTTACACATAAACCAAAGACTCGAATCATGTTGGATTGCTTTGGGGGACTGTATATAAAAGTTCCTATTTATGCGAGAAAGCAATCTGATTGTCCTTATCTTATTTTTAGCTATGAAACTCACTATGCTAATGCTATTGAAAAATATGAACATTTGCATGGTAAATTTAGTAGTAAAGAAGGAGCAGAAAAGATTGCTTCTTCAACAGGACCAAAAGACCCTTATGAACAATGGGGTCGTTTGAGTCCACAGTATCAAGGAGCATATCCAACTAATAATGTAACTATTAGAAGCGCGTGGCTTCGTCCTGCTGCATTTAATGTCCTTCAGGATGAAGATAACGTAAAGAAACTCAAGAAACAGTTTCCTAATGGTGCTAAAGTAACTCTAGTAAATGATGAATTTGGTGATGCTTATAATGAACGACTAGATGATAGTTGGACTCTTACTTACAATCCTCTTTCTGATTATCTACATCATGACCCTCTTGGTCTTTTGCTAGTTAGTATTCAGGAAATTACTAATGATTTGATTAGTTTGACTCTCCAGACTATTGAGCATGGAATTGGTCAGACATTTGCTGACCCTGGAGTATTAAACTTTGATGCTTATCGTCAGATGGAATCAGTCCCAGGTGGTATCTATGAGGCTATTCCTAAATCTGGTAAAACTCTGAGTGAAGGATTCCACGAAGTTAAAACAGCAGCTCTATCACCTGAAGTTCAACCATTTGCAACACAGATTCAGGGACTCGCGCAACTTGTATCGGGCGCTCTACCATCCTTGTTTGGTGGACAGATGCAAGGAAGTGAGACTGCATCACAGTATTCAATGTCTCGTGCTCAGGCATTACAGAGACTTCAGAATACATGGAAGATTTTTACAATCTGGTGGAAGGAAATATTTGGTAAAGTTATTCCCGCTTACATTCAGGAAGTTAAGGAAGATGAAAGAAATGTAGAGCGAGATGCTGATGGTAATTTTATCAATACCTTTATTCGTAAAGCAGAACTGGAAGGAAAGATTGGCCAGGTAGAACTTGAAGCTAATGAGAATCTCCCATTAACATGGTCACAGCAAAAAGATATCATCATGCAGCTTTTGACGGCTGCTAATCCTGAGATTCTAGCTGTGATTGGTTCTCCTGAAAATCTACCCCAGATTCGTCAGGCTATTGGGCTTATAGATTTCTTTGTTCCTGGTGAAGATGATAGGAATCATCAGTATGATGAGATTAAACTATTGGTTGATTCGGAACCAATGCCAAATCCTATGGACCCAATGAATCCAGAATTACCGTCAGTAGATATTGACCCAATGATGGAGAATCATGCAATAGAGTTTGAAATTTGTCGTAAATGGGCTATTAGTCCTGCTGGTCAGCAAACCAAACAGGATAATTCTGCTGGATATAAGAATGTTCTTTTACATGCTAAACTACATTTTGAACAAATACAGATGAAGATGATGCAAGGTCCACCGGCTGAAGGGGAGAATGGTGCTGCTCCACCTGAAAAGCCCAATATTGCAGAATTACAAGAAGCACCCATTATGGGAGAAGTAAATGTCAACGCCAGTCAATAATCCAGTTGTTATACCGGAAACAGGTCCATCCACTGATGACCATGAAGATGTAATTGAATTCTTGGGTGGGGATGATGATATCGAAACTATTGAATTGGAAGATAAGCCTAAATCTCCTAAACCTAAAGAAACAGGTCATGAAGATGCTGCGGGTGATAAGGGAGAAGAAGGCGAAGATGGTGAAGGTAAAATAGATGATGACCTTCTTGAAATTGAACAGGAATTAGAAGGTCCAACAGAAGAACAGTTAGAACTTGTAACTCCTGTTCGGCGTAAAGAGATTCTGGCTAAGTATCCTAATCTATTTAAGGAATTTCCCTATTTAGAAAAGGCTTATTACAGAGAGCAGCAGTTTACAGAACTTCTACCCACGATTGATGATGCTAAACAGGCAGTCGAGGCTAAACATACTCTTGATAGGATGGAAGCCGATGTAATGGGTGGAAATACTGAGTTAATCCTAAAGGCTGTTAGGGAACAGAATCCTAGAGGATTTGCGAAGATTGTTGACCAGTATCTTCCAACTCTTGCGCGTGTAGATGAAAAAGCGTATTTTCATGTTCTTGGGAATGTTACTAAACATACTATCGTCGCTATGGTGCGCGAGGCTAGAAATTCAGGAAATGAAGCGCTACAGTCAGCAGCACAACTTTTGAATCAGTTTGTGTTTGGAACTAGTGACTTCAAACCTCCTACTAATCTCTCTAGACCGGAACCAGAAGCAGATAGTAAAGATAATGAACTTCAGCAGAGAGAACAGAATTTTGTTAGGCAGCAGTTTGATTCTGCTAGAGATGATTTAAATACTCGTATTAATAATACTCTTAAGAATACTATTGATGCGAATATTGACCCTAAGAAATCTATGACTGATTATGTTCGGAAAAATGCAAGCCGCGAGGCTATTGAAATGCTAGAATCGGTGTTGAGTAAAGACACACGATTCACCGCATTGAAAGATAAACTCTGGGAATCCGCTTTCAATGAGAATTTTAGCAGAGTTTCAGTAGAACGTATTAAATCCGCTTACCTATCCCGAGCTAAAACACTGTTGCCTACAGTGATTAAAAAGGCCAGAATTGATGCTCTAAAGGGATTGGGAAGGCGTAATGATGACGATGAGGCTCAAAATAAGAGTCCAGTTTCAATAGGACGGCCACGTTCTCAGGAAAGTAATAAAGGTGGCAAGATTTCTAAAGCAGAGGACATTCCAAAGGGGATGCGAACTATTGATTTTCTGAACGCAGATTAATGTAGGAGAAAACCGTGGCTGTTGTTGAATCACAGGTAGCTGGTCTTGAACTTGAGCGTGTAATTCCAAAGATTCGCGTTCTGTTTGAGCGAGATGATAAATTCTACGCCAACATTAAGAAACGTGACGTAGAAAAAATCTCTAACAGGCAGATGCGTGTTCCATTGGAACTACGCCCAGGTGGAAGCTTTCAGTATTTTAATGCTGATGGTGGAGACTTGGGACGGGGTGGTGGGCCAACTTTCGATAAGGCCGTGCTTACTGCTGTATTCGTTAGTGAGAATATCGAATACACTAAGTTGACGGAATGGTCTACCGATGATGAGCGTAAGGCTGTCACTAATGGAGTTCGGCGTCTAACCGCAACGGCGCTAGACGAACTTCGTAGACAGCTTGACGCTCAGATGATGCAGTCTGGTGATGGTGTTATCGGTGTTCTTAGTGTCGTTGCTACTGCTGGTGGCGTTGACACTTATACACTTGGAACTGATGGCTTTGGCGCACGTTTGGTGCGTTATGGACAGACTGTTCAGGTGTTTGATACTACTCTCGCCGTTCTGCGTGGTAGTGGTGTTATTACCAAGTGGGATGTTGAGAATAAGATTATTGAAGTAACCCCAGCTATTGTTGGTGCTATTGCCACCGATAAGCTGGTCACTAATGGTATTGCTACTCCTACTGCGCTTCCTGCGTTGTATGGTGTGCCATATCATCATTCTAATGCTTCAACAGGTACATGGTTGGGATTCAGTCGTAGTGCTACGCCTGAAATTCGTGCTAACCGTGTTAATGGTCTAAATGCTGCACTAACACTTCCATTGCCACGTCTTGCGATGAATAAGATTGGTAATCGTGTTGGTATTGATAATAGCTTCAAGCCAAAGGCATGGATGCACCCATGTCAGAAGCAGGCTTATGAAGAAATTGGACAGTTGGTTTCTATTATTCAGAAGGTTGCTAAGGAAGAATCTCTGAATATGTATTTTGGTGATGGTATGCAGATGGCTGGTGCATCCATCAAGGATTCATTTAACTGGGATAAGACTAGAATTGACTTTATCGTTGATGAAGTGTGGGGTCGTGGTGAGATTCTTCCCATTGGTTTCTATACAACTGATGGTCGTCGAATCTTTGAAATCCGTGGTCCTTCGGGTGGTGTTGCTACTGCTGATATCTTCTATATGGTTGTGGGTATGCAGACGTTTGTTTCTAATCCTGCTGCCTGTGCCTATATTGATGCGTTGGCAGTTCCAACGGGTTACTAACTGGTAATTAAGGAAAAAGGAGAAAAACAATGTCCACCCTTAATCACCAGGATTTCTCGGTGATTCATAGTCCTTCGCAACCTAAACCTCAGACTCAGGTTTGTGCTGCTACTGTTACACCTAATGGTAGGTTTACTTTCCTGAGTGGACAGGTTCAGCTTGCTAATATCGTTCCTCCTACTCCTGGTGCGTATTGTGAAGTAATCCTTTGCTTCACTCATGCTGCACCTGGAGCTATGCTTACCAATGGGGCTGCATATCCCATTATGGTAGCATACCAGCCTGTTCAGTATAGGCCAATTCTGATGTGCTACGACCCGGTTTCTAATTATTGGTGGCCGGCAGCCGTAGTGTAACAAGTTAGTGGGATGCGCATACTATAAACGCATATTAACATTCTCTGGCGTAACAACGCTGGTCTTAGGACTGGAGAAAAGTAATGTCTACACCGGGTTTCTGGAAGCGAAATTGGGAAGATAACCGTGTAGTTATCACGGATTCCCATGCAGTAGTTAATCGTATTTGGTATCTATTTCCGCAGGGTGGGGGTCCGCGAGGAGCTTTCGCTACCTTTGAGACTCTTAAACCTCATCTTCGTAGTAGAGATGTAATTTATCTCTCTGGAGTTTTGGAAGAAGCTGGCGCTGTCACTCCTGAGAATATTTTTGATGTAACTATTATTGGTGCAGCGAATCGTCCCCGTCAGGCTACTAGTAGCGGCACTCCTACAGGTGGTGGCGCATATTGGAAGACTGATGGTAGGACGTTGGCTTCATTGTTGGAAATTCGGAGCGCGGGATGGATGTTGCAGAATATCTGTTTCAATCCTGCTGGCACCTATTCATGCGTTAAACTAACTCGTTCTGCTACTGTTGATTTGACTGATGCCAGTCACGCAATTATTGATAACTGCTACTTTGTTGGTGGCGGTCAGGGTCAGATTGGAATTGAGAATAGCGGTGGAGCAGGTTTCTGCCGTGTTTCAAATTCTCGATTCCTTCTGCTTGACGCTGCTATTAAATGCACTTCTACTGCTGCTGCTATTCCTCTCCTATGGGAAATTGTGGAAAACAGCTTCTCACGGAATACTAATGATATTGCTTCGTCCCTGTCATATGCACAGATTCTTAGGAATCGGTTTATGACGGCAGGTGCGGGCGCTGTTAATAAGGTTATTTCCACTACCTACAACGCTGTGCAGGGTGGAAATAATCAGGTGCTTTTGAATCACTTTAATAATCCTGAGGCTGAGATTGCACCGGCAACTGGCTATACTGGTGCTGCGAGTGATTTCTGGTCTAACTATGTAACTGACCAGGCTGCACTTGCTATCGGTCAGCCTGCGTAATATCTTCTGTCCTTGGTCTGCATAGTGGAGGGGGGAAGGGTATTAGTCATACTCCGACTAGTATCCTTCCCCAGAGGTTATGGAATTAGCTGAACCTATTGAATCTATCAATCAACAGTTGATAGACCTGTTTGGTCTAGATACTTCATCTGGCCAACCTATGTTTAGAATAGTATGGTCTGAGGACCAGTTTGAAAAAAGATTAACTGATAGGAGTGATAAAGGATTAGTTCTTCCTACTTCTGTAATTAAATTGCTTCCAAAATATAAGCAATGGATTAAGGAAAGATTTGTTCTTGAACGACTTATAATTGTTCCAGAAGTTAATATTCAAGAGCTTGCTGGTATTAAATTATCTTATGAACCTTTGTGGGTATTTCAAGGTAGAAATGATGAGTATGTTCCTCCTACTCTTTGGGGTAGTAAATTTGTTATTGACACTTTGTATGCCGCTATGGGCAAACAGAGTTTAGTAAGATATGTTGATGAAGAAGCAAAACATCCTATTGAGACTCGTGAAAAGCGTATTGAACAGCTTACGGAGGAGTTATTTGGTGATGAGTCGAATATTCTCGGACGAACTGTGACAGGTGAGGCTATTGTGGTGCCTCAATCGTATGAAACCACACAGAAAGGAAGTTAATTATGTCAGTAGTTGGCGAATTTCCAGGTCATAGTGCATTTCGTAGGCGCACAATTAGGGGTCCAGTAAATCCGATGGATAAGACTACCATTGTAAGTATTTATCCTTCGGAAATTAACGAGACTAAACCTACGATTTCACCCGGACAGTTTCATATCCCGGCAGGTAGTTATGATAACCCATCTGTTGTAGTAGTTGGTCCGTCATCGTGGTGGAGAGAAATAGACCTAGACCAACCTCTACTTGAGATTCCTGTTTCAAGTGTTCAAGTAGCTGATTCTGTTATTAAAGACTATTGTAATGGTATTCTTGGTTGTAATATGGCAGATGCTATGCCGGGACTATTTTATGTTCCAGGAGCATTTACTCTCGTTGATATTAAAAAGTCCTACAAACATGAGTTGGATTCTGCTTTAGTTAGACAGCGTAACTGGTATTCAGCTCTAATTAAGCTGGCTGATGCTATGTGGGCACGTTCTAATGGTAATCCTCTTGCAATCAATGATGGAATGAGATTGGCTGCAAAAGAAATGAATCTTACTAAGGATTGGATGAAAGACTTTAAGATGGTTGATACTGTTCGCTGTAAGGCTTGTGGCGGATTGCTCAATCCTATGTTCCCGGTTTGCCCAACTTGTAAGGCCATTAATGACCCTGCAAAAGCAAAGGAGTTGGGTTTGACATTTGCCCAGTAAATTATGATTTGGTTACTTACAACCGGAATCGTATTAGTATTTATCTATGAGATATGGTCTGCGGCAAACCATACTGTAGGTGATACTATCAGTGAAATAGTGTGGAAAATTTCAAAGAGACCAATCGTTCCATTTGCATTTGGTGTGCTAATGGGTCATTTCTTTTGGTAAAATTCTGGTGAGAACATGGCAACCGTAGACCTTGCTGCATCAACAGTTTTAGCTAAAGCAGCTTCTCTGCTAAATGATACGGCTAGAACTGTCTATACTTATGCAGCAGTTTTGCCTTATCTTCAAATTGCTATGCAAGAATTACAGGAGCATTTTGAACTAAATAGTATTTCTGTCTCTCAACTTACTTCTGCTGTTATTCCTGTTAATGCGGGGGTAATTCAACTTGACTATAATGTTGTTCCAGGTTTACCAGATGATATGATTGAGCCTCAACAGTTGTGGGAACGTGAACGTGGGGTTGACCCATTTGTTCCTATGTCGAAGCGAGATTATA